TACTCATTATTTAATTATCTCCTAGTATATATTTATAATATTTTATAAGTCAAAGTCATCTTCATCATCGCCCATAAGCTCTTTCTCAGCTTTAATCTGTTTTTCCATGTCTTTAATAGCATCATCATCCATTTTAAGAACATTCTTAGCGATCCATTCAATAGAAACATACTTACCAGCATATTCATCTACTGTACCCAACATATCAAACCTTTCTCTCATCATTTCTGATTCTTTTAGTTCGGCAAAATAGTTGTCTTCAATGTAGTCATATGCAATATATGTCTTCCACTCGTCCCAATCTTGTTCAGTAATAATACCTTTAAGAATCAACTGAGTTCTTAATAGCTGATTAAATACGTCACTGAATCTCTTTCTGAGTCTATCGATGAACTTCTTAAACTTAATCTCGTCCCTAGAAATCTCTGTGCTTCTACCTAAAGTAAACTGCTGTTCTTGTTCTAATCTACTAATAGGAACATTCAATGACTTATATAGTCTCTTTTGAAAGTATACAATATCGTCAATCTGGCCTAAGTTCTCGCCGCCAGGCAATGTAGTGATTTCTGTACCCCTACCACCTTCTCTACGTGGCAAGAAGAAATCTTCCAGCATTGACATATGCTTTCTATCGTCTTTAAGGTCACCCGTACTAGCATCATATACTAATTTGTTTCTATACTGACTCATAATACCCTTGAGGTATTCTTCTGCTTTACCCTTAGGTAAGTTACCAACGTCAATATAAAAGATTCTACGCTCTGGTGCTCTACTGATTCTGTAGATAACCAAAGAATCTTCCATCATTCTTAATTGGTTAACAGGCTTAATTGCTTTGTGCAAGTAAGATAAAATTCTTTTCCTAGTAGGATCCAACATACCAGAAGTTGCATAAGCGATAGCATCTGGATGTATCTTAATCCCCTGATTAGAAGCATTCATCTTACCATCTTGAAACAAGAAGTATTCTTGCTGCTTCGTAATAATCATTGCACCAGTTTTAGGATCTTTTTCTTCTTCGACTTCTTTGACCTTCCTTAACATAGTAGGGTCAATATATCTTAATTCTTTAATACCATTCTTTGGAGACTTTTCATCAATAATAATGTGATAAGGTAGTCTTCCATCAACATACCACTTTCTGAATATATCATGTGCATATGAGTTAAAATTCAATAACTGTAATACTGTTTCAAACTCGTTCTTAACAGACTCTTTAATCTTATCCGAAATTTCCAACTTGTCCAGAATTAAGTTTACAGGAGCTTCATCATTGTCGCCCACAATAGACTCATTAACAATGTCTTCAATAGCAGCATCGGTTTCTGGTTGAGCCGCAATATCTCTATACTTAAATATTAAATCGACTTCATTCTTGGCTTTATCTCCATCTAAATCGAGATACGCACCAAAGTGGCCACCAGCTTGAATAACGCCAGAACCATCTTCTTCTGTATCGGGTACAAATGAAGGCCGGATTGGCTCTACATTACCCTTTCTCTTTATTTCAAAACCAAAAAAATCGGCCATATATATTTCCTCAAATAATATCAGGAGGGAACTAAATCCCTCCTTCTACTATATTTATACACCAAATTATGATGTAGTATCAGACTCCCAATACTGCACTTGTAGTTCAACTGTGAACTCTTCGATCTGGTTTTCAGAATCATAAGAGAGTTCAATTGCACTCAAGTTAGTTGGGAAAGTACCACGGATATCATACTTCTTAGTGACTTCTCCAGCTTTATTTAATTGCTCTACAATCATGTCAGCTTGATAGTCAGTAGGATTAGATAGTCCTGTATTTTCATTATGGTTATTAATGCCGTTCATCCATCTCTCAAAGGAGCTACGAACTAGGAAATCAGCATCATTAATGATGGTAATTGACCATGGTTCGAATGTTCTATCACCTGCAATCTGTAATTGTCTACCACGAAAAGGAATCATGATAGGACTAATTACTGAAGCAGGCATCTGAGCACCTTTGCATAAGAAGGAAGTTAATTCGACATCACCTGATGCATAACTTGGAAAGTTACAAGTAACTTTGAACATGTTAGCACGAGCGCCGCCACCGACCAATTTGGATTTAAAGTCATCTACGCCTAAAATTGCCATTTTCTATTCTCCCTTATACGCCAGAGATTTCAGAGAAATCTACGCCGGTTCTTGTTGCCACAAAATTAAGGTTAATGAAGTTAATAGACCTTGCAGGCTTGATAAAGATATCAGCCACAAAACTATTAGCGTCAATAACTTGACTTGTGTTATTAGTAGTATCACATATAACTGAGAAGTCTGTAACACCCCTACGTCCTTTTACGTCACGTAAGAATGGTTCAACCAAGTTTCTGAATTGTGCACGAGTAAACTCATCATTGAATTCAAATAACTGTCCTTCAGCAGCTGTAGAGATTGCTTTTTCCAATACAATAAACAGTCTTCTGACGTTAATTCTATCGAAAGCAGATGGTCTCTTAAGCAAAGTTTTATCACCAAATAAGATAGTACCTTGACCTGGTAGTGATACCAGTGGGTTACATCTTTTCTTATATAGGTCATCTCTTTCTGCTTTATTAGGATTCCATGCCAACTTAGTGATACCTAGTAGTTGACCACGATTTACACCAGCTGGTGAGAACCATGCATCTGCTACGTTATCAGTATTAGCACATAAACCAGCAATATGCCCGGCTGCACCAATCCAACGGTATACATCGTTGTACTTATCATACACATAAACTGCTGATGAATCAACAGATGCATATGAGGTTGAAGTAAGACCCTCGACCCAACCAGTAACCTCTTGGCCTGGGTTGGTGATATCTTTTGAATCCTCAATAGGTGGAGATACAAATGCCATACAATCTTTTCTGTTATTTGCAAAAGTAATAAGATTACCCGCCATATCAGCTGAACCATTAACATCAGGATATCCAAATACTAAATTTACATCTACTGTATTTACGTCTGCAAGTAATTGTAAAGCTGTATTAAGTTCTCCAGGAGATGGTAAATTATCATCTGTTCCACCAGTTAAACTACTGTCTATAGCAGCATTAACTGTAGTATATGTAGTAGTATTAGCAATTGTGTCACCTGCATCAGTTAAACCTGCTGGTAGTGATAACCATCTAACATATTCTGATCTTGCATTAACAACATCTACATAATAGTTAGAACTACCATCATCACCTTTAGCATCAGAACCTTGTGAAAGGAATTCAAAAGTTTCTAATACAGTTCCTGCTTTACCTGACCATGCTCCAGTTATATCAATAACGGCGATATGAAGTTCATCTGCCGCTGCTGTTTTACCAAGTTCTACTGCGTACTCAGAAGTTTCTGGTCTTGCTGAGAATGAGGTTTTATAAGCCCATGCGTTCCATGCAGTTAAGTCTGCTGGACATACTGATATTTTGATACTGTTACCTAAAGTGCCTGGGTATTTAGCTACCCATGAACCTTCTGTTACAGATCCCCTGTCTTCATAATTTGTGTCATTTCCTATAAAGAGTCCACCACCTGCAGACGTTGCATTTACATGCCCAGTCTTGGCTCGAACTACTTTAAGAGCTGCACCATACTTCAAAAATGATGCTGCCGTGAGGAAATATTTGTACGTATTAGAGTCTGGTGTTCCGAAATTCTCTGCTAGTTCTTTCTCTGAAGTTACAGTTACAATTTCTTCTACCGGTCCCCAATTAAACGATCCAGTAGTTCCACCAATAGAAGTAGATACTGCAGGTACTACACCTGTTGCATCGATTTCATTGACTTGGACTCCTGGTGATACTTGAAATGCCATCGCGTTATCCTCTCATTGAGTTAGTTAATATGTTGTTCATAATACGAATTTAAATCCGTATTGTACGAATTTTCACTATTATTATTTATAAATAACCACATCCTATCGTAACAACCTATCGAATGCATCACCTTCAAACCATAGATTATCGTCACCCATCATTTTCTCTCCCTTAGGAGTCTCATCAATATCGGGTGTAAAACCAAATGGCAACATATCATCCTGTATTGCTTTTAATCTTTCTTTATATAACATATCTTTCATATTAATATCTGATATGCCTTCGAATATATCCGTAGTAACAAACCATGCAAACATCACTAGATTCATCATCAAGTCGTCGTGGTTTGAACCTATTGCTTGATAAGATGTCCCTCTACTTACAAAGGTACTCATTTCTATTATAGTGTTAGCATCTTTAATAACTAACTTACCTTGTTCTATTAAGTCCTTTATAGTAGAACAACCAATTCTTTTTACTCTCTTGGTCATTGTAGCACCAAGAGCATTAGCTTTAATAGATGATTCTACAAACATATTCTCGTATTCTAAATCATAGTATAGACCGTTACAAACTACACCACCTTGGTCATTACTTTCAACAATCACATATGCTTCATTGTAATAGTTAGCATATTTATATATCAGATCGGGTAGTAGTAAAGGTGATATGTTATTATCTCTAAAACAACAAACTTGTTGAAACGGCCTTTCTGAAACATCAATAACATTAAACGTAGAGTAGTCTTGTCCTCTTCCCTTTGCAACATCTACTGTCATTATATAGTCATGATTTTCTTTAGGTGAATCGTAAACCCATATGTTCTCTTTATACTCAATGGGTTCTACTGACTGTTGAGCCAGTAGATGGTTAGCATCAATAAGAGTATTACCACGACCATGGAATGTATTACCAAATTCTTGTTCAAACTGTAGTGCAGATGTGTTCGCAATAGTCTGTCGCTTCCATTCTTCATCACGTCCTGGTACATCCCACCAGTCTACTCTAAAGGGTTTATATTCATTAGTACCCTGTGATGCTCCTTCCCATATCTTATGATACACATTACCAATTCCGTTAGCAGTAGAGGTAATAATAACCTTAGTATCTTTACCAGATGAAACCACTGGATATGTAGAGGTATAGAATTGTGCGTCATTCTCCACAAAGGCAAACTCGTCAAGGAATAGAAGGTTGATAGAGAGACCACGAATGGAACTACCTGACGTAGCAGCTGCCATTATCTTAGAGTTATTGGAGAATTCAATAGAACCTTTATTTAATGCTTTACAACCTGGCTGTAAGAAGAATGGTAAATTCTCCAAGGCAAGAGTAACCCTGGCCAACATTT